GTGGTTTAGCCACGAGGAGAAAAACTCCTCAGGTACGAGAGAAAACTCTCTCGGCAAACGTGTAGACAGATGCTTTCGCGTAACCACTACTACCACGGACGACGTCCGGATCGGTAGGGTCACGTTCTCCCGAACGTGTGTACACACTATAGGAGGGAAACACCCAGTCCCCGGCGTACCGCTTATTAATGCGGTTAACACGAGAAACATAGGTATCGAAAGTCCCACCTTCCCAACCAGCCCTCCTCGCTTGGCGGTTCCTCCGAAGATAGTAAGAGCCAACTAAATGGCCATCACCATATCCGTCGGGACCCCAAAGGCGAAGATCGGGATTAGTCCAACTCAGGATCAATTCCGCAAGCTCGGGCTCGCAGTTTCGAACAGCAAAGTTGTGGAAGGCGTACAGGGACTGGTCACTCATTGCCTTCTTGGCATAGAATGGCCGCACACTGTGTCCTCTTAGCCAATCAGCACCGCACGATTCCCGAAAGGGCCCAGTCGCAAAGCTCTTCTCGTTATTCACGATAAAGCCACAGTAACTGAGCACCTCCTCGAAAAGCGTGTACGCTTCGGATCTGATTATAACATCATCACCGAACGTTCTGACTTCGGAACCAAGTCCCAGCAGTTCTGAGACGCTCAACGCAAGGGCATGGAAGATTAAACTTTCCAGCTCGAATGTATAAGCGTTACCCATACTGCTGAACTTATGGAGTTCCACCGGGCCGTTAGGCCCTCCAACCATCCCAGTTCTCCAAGATGATAAGAAGACGAACCACTCCCAAGGGAGTAGTTCCCTAACTAGGGACCAACTAACAGTGTCAGACGCAGAGGACATATCTACCGTTGCAAAACGGCCAGAAATGCTACCCTCTTTTGCCATTAACTGGTTAGGCGTCTGGTCCTTTAGGTCAAGCCCTACGCGTCGGAACAGCCTGTCCTTCAAGTACTTACCGATGCCCTGTTGGGCGAACCCATTGAGGGTCGGTTCTACTACTATGGGACGGAGGCTGCGCGCATCTTTGGGGACGTACGTTAGTTTACCTACGCTTTCCAGCACATCGACGTACAGAGTAACACTGGCTTCCCGATCTCTGCAACGGGCAATTCCAAGCCCATCAACAAAGATTGTTTGGGAAACAGGGTCTCTCACGCCAGAATGATGTGTGGTCCATAAGGGGGCCTCTGCTAAAAGACCGCCCACATAAGGTAAACTATCAACACTACACGTTAGACTGGCGGATAGCTTAGACCTCGCGTTAGCTATGCGCCCTTTAACATTCGAAGTGGCCCCGGGCCCGAAGGAGAAGTTTAGTGCACTAAGATCAGGAACCTGGCCGAGAATATGATCGATTTTACATCTTGTGAGGTGCAATACCTGCAAGACGTGAGAATTCCTCTCACGAGCATCAAGTCGGTCGTTTGTCTCAGCACACTTCTTTTCCATCTCCCAGAACTTGGTCGCAGCAACTGCTTGGGTATCTATGCCCAAGTCCATCCACTCTTGTTTAGAAAACAAAGAATGGATCTGTCGGGCAAGCGTAACATCGCGCAGATCGTACTCACGGAGGTAATCAAACTTATAATTAACAAGCTCGATATACTTACCGCTCTGTACTAGCTGATTAAGGTCCTCACAAAGGGACCCACCAAGCCTAGCAAGTAGGCAGGAAACCTCGGAAAGGAATCGAATATTCTCTTCCTTGGATCGCGGACTAGTCCAGTCATTCATAATGAACTCCTTCCTGCGTACGAGACGCAGAGTCAACTAGGTAAAAAAATTACATGGCACCTGATCCGGAAGGACTTCCTACGTAGGAATCCCGCCATTAATCAGGAAATTGACGGCCGGCAGATTGACACTAGCCTTCCAGGAATCGGCCACGCTCGATTGCGTGAGAATACCGGTTGCCGTGGTAGAACTAGCGCCCTGCAGAACGCCAACAGCCATCTTCAGCGAGTTGGCCCGATCGGCCTGGGTCGACCTCTGATGAGAGTAGCACGTGTGAATGTGCGTCTCAACATAGGCAACCTTAGGCGCGGCCTGGTAACCCGCGGAAGTTCCCGCAGTCCCCAAAGTTTCCATCACGGGGACCTCGAGCTTCACCGTGCGCTTGTAAGCGCCGGATTTAACCTGCTCTTCGGACATCCAAAGCCGCATTTGACCCTCAAAAGGGACGCCTGCGGCATTAGTACGCCAGAAAGGCACGCCATCCTTATCGGTGACGGGAACGAACGTCATTTCCACAACGGGATTTGCGTCGTCCTTAACGAGGATGTTCGTCATTGCAGCCATAAGCTGACTCCTATTCTTGTGAAAGCATTAAGGCGGAATTGCCTTAATGGGTTAACTCAAAAAACGTTGAGCGGCCAATGCAATAGCATTAGCTATCCGAGTGCCGTGAACGCTCCCAACCACCTTAACAGATGGCGTGGGAATAGAGATTGAACCACCAAGACTGTCCCGAAC